ATCTTGTGGATAGTCTTCAAATTTACCTTGTCCGTTCTCCCAAGATTGACTTACTGGATACGCATATAGTACATCACTCGACCCCAATTCTTCTGAATTAGCATCGTATAAATTTAAATAATATTCGGCGTTTGTTGGTATCAATCCACTAGCATATGAAGACGATATGTAGTTTAAATCAAACTTTATTAGAACTCTGGACACATTGATTTGTGTTCCAGTATCATTCATATCTTTACGTACTTCTAATATCTCATCGAGACCAGTATTCTGACTTGAAGTAGCTCTTCCTTGATATAATGTAGTATCTTTTGTCGCGTATTCGAAATAATGCATTATGTTATACTCCCTATTACTTGACCTTTGATATCACTATCTGGATATTTTAATTCGAAAATACAAGGGTCTAATGATGGATAATATATACCATCTTTGTAAGCCGCACCCATGTCGTAAATGTTACCAGAGTAACCATCCGCCGTTCTCCACTTGTTTCGTATCATGACTGGTAATTGTACTGGGTCACCTGGGCCATCTCCATCTAAATCTATAGAGAATGGTATTAATGTAGCTACACCATCTACTAAAGATAGTGCATATGATAACTCAGCAACAACAATTGGTTGGTTAATTTGCCACTTATCAACTTCAAAAAAGTCTTTAACTACTTGTATACATTTTAACAATACTTCTTCTTTATTGTATCCTTGTTTGGTCATTATTTTAAAATCAACACCTATATTTACAATCCAAGCATCTTTTAGATTTATAGCATCGGTAACCATTCTATATTGACCAATATAGTTTTTTAAGTTTTCTTTTACAGCTCTATTTAAATTAACTAAGTGTTTATTGTAATCGTAACCAAGTAAATACATATTCAGTGCTAATGGATTAGCTATCCTTGTTGGAACTTTTGGAGCTCCACTTTCTGGTGTATCGTCTTGTCCATACAACTCTTTATCTATCGTAAAAATACCTGAACCATTACCAAGTTCTTTTTGAAATTGAAATTGTGCTCCCTCTAATTGTTCGTCTTGAACTATGTAAGCTTTAGCTACAGCACCATACTTAGCAGGCATAGAATACGCTCTCATTATGTAATCCGACTTAGTTACTGACCTACCTTGAGCTGTAAAATGTGCTAGAGCGTTTTGTCTAATTTCACGTAAAGTTTCTTTGGATTTACCACCACGAGCTGGATTCGGATTTATAACACCAACTGAACTTTTAGTAGCTGTTACTGTTGCAGAATCGAGTCCGAGTGGGTCTAAGTTCGTTACTATCTCTTTAATTTCTGTTATAGAACCCTCACTTACATTGTGACCAATACCACCACCATGAGCATATTTTACAGTCAATGTTGTGTCTGCTGGAGCTAGTCCATAAGCTTTTGTCTTTAAGAAATTACTTGGGTCAAATGTTTTATCTAACATAGAAACTCCACCAGGTAATGAAGAACCAACGTTATCTGGATTAGGTACTATGTCTTCATCAGCACCAGCGGAAACACCAGCACCAAATCGTAATTCTACTTTATCATCTGACCTAATATATCTTGTAAATCTTCGTGGTGTCTTTATAAGTTTGATGAGGTATGGTGAATCATCTGAATATTGTGACAACTCTGGGTCTGTTGAACTTGTGTTAGAAACATCATCAAATACAATGTCTTTTGCTAAAAAATCAACTTCATACCACTTGTTACCATCACTATCTGTTACTGATATTATATCCGTTACATTTGGTTTTGATAACGCTATTCTATCATATTTTTTAGCATTAGCAAATGTAAATGTATCTGTAGATATTGTACCACTCAAAACAGCTACAGATTTTTTTAGAAGATATTTTGTTGGAACATTAGCAGATGTTTCGTAAATACTAACTGAACGTTTATCGAGTGAACTTGAATATGCAAAGTTTACATCTTCTTCTGAACGAAATGTAATTCCATTTCTTGACGCTATTTGCATTCCAGCACTAACACTAATTGCATATCTCATGTCTGGTTTTACATCATCACCAGTACCAGTAGCTGGTACAGTTTGGAACACATCAACTATTGTAGAAGATGGTGTAGCTAACTTTGGTCTATATCCTAATGATTGAGCTATTTCAAAAACATTATCAAGTTCTTCTGCGTAAGATAGTAATGACTCTTTAAATCTATCATCAACATAATAAGATAAAACATCACCAACGTAAGATGCCATTTCAATGAACATCATACCTGGGTCTGACTCGTTAAAATCATTATAGGTATTCGGAAAGTATGTTTTAGCAAATTCTATTAGATTTTCTCTAAAAGCACTAAAGTCTCTACCTAAATATTTAACATCCTTTTTTTGTAATTTCGCCGCACTAGCCATTTAAATCTCCTAAAATTGAGAAACAAATACAAGTTGTATTGTTTCAAGAGCTTCTGGTTCTATCGTAACACCAAATTCCAAATCTACATTAATTTGATTAGGAACTTGTATATCAACATTTACATCAACTCTATTTAGAACCACGTGTGGTAACCATTGTGCTATAGCATCTTTTATACTATCTTCAATTTTAGCGGTAGTCTCATCACCTATTGGTTCAAAAAGTGCACTATAGATATCACACCCAAACTCTGGTAAAAAAGGTCGTTCACCTTTCATCGTCAACAACAAATTTTTTATGTTGGTAGACGTTTGTTTTAACGTAGTTTGAGTCTGTTCAAAAAATCCAGAGTCTGAATGTCCGAGTGGTAAAGATAACCCAATCGAAACATCTGGATTTAAATCATTTTCTAATGCACCCATTTATTAATTTCCTTTTTTCTTATCTATAGCTTTCATTAATTTACTATAATCTTTTGTCAAAGCACTTGTAACATGGTCTGGAACTTGGTCTACATTTACACCAGCTTTCTGCATAGTTTGTACGGCTCCGACTTCTCTTTTCTTTTCATCTGAACCACCATAACCCAACATATCAGCCATTCTTGAAGTGTCAAATGTTCCACCACCCATTGTTGGATATGGTTCATGACCACCTTGTACTCCACCTTTAGTTTCGTTTAAAATATTATTCAAAGTTTCGTTTTTGGTGTATTGTACTTTCTTCTTTTTTGTTTTTGGTTTTTGAACAAACTCTTCTTTTATAGACTCAACACTTAAAGGCTTTTCCTTATCTATAAATATTTCCTCTTTAAGTTTTGTGATTTGTTGTTGAACTTTTCGTTCAACTATTTTGTCTATTACTCGTATAAGTTCTTCTTTTTTCATTATTAACTCCTATTATATTAACCTCGTACTCCAGCGGCTACAACCACTTGTTCTACTTCACCAACAATATCTATAACATAGATATCTTTGTGATTTTTAAATACAGTATCATTCCAAGTATCAATCTTTGGTGATTGGTTTGCTATCCAATCTTCATCAACAGAAAATCCACCACCAGCTCCATCATACACTTCATACCCAATCTCACCAACTGATGTTAGTGGTATAATTGGCCAAGGTAATACTGTCATTCCGACCATCGGTACAACTGCAACTCCAACAAAAACATTTGTCTGAGTAGTAACACCAGGATTAAATACTAAAGCTGGTATTATGTGTTTACCTTTAACTGGACACATTATTAAATAAATATGTAGTGAGTCTACTAATTGGTTGCAATAATGGTTTATCATCTCTTCTGTTTCACCTCGGTATCCATCTCTACCATCAATTGTACTCAAAAATTTTATAAGATTTTCAATTAAATATTCTTTAGCATCTTCTCTTTCAACTACATTAGCTTTCCCAATACCCATAGATGTTAGTGGTAAAGCACTAAACTTAGTAACAGCACCAACACCAGTATTTCCAACTCCACCAGTTGCTGCATTAGCTATAGGGCCTTTTATCTTGATATCAGGTGTGTCTGATATAACAACGACAGTACCAGCCGCAACATACTTATCTATCGCATCAGCGAATCCATTAGCAAATAATTCTATACTTTGTTCTGGTGTCTCACCTTTTGGAGCTGGACGATTGTGTACTTTAAATAAATCTTTTTGTAATTGTATTTTAGCTGGTGAACCACTTGTTGATTCCCAATCTAAATTTACATTACCACTTTTAATTAAATCACCATCAGTATCAAGTGGTTTTAAATTAAATGTTATATAAGTTCCAAGGTCATTTATACTTTCTATTTCGTAAGTTCCTTTACTATCACCTTGTTTAATTTCTACTTTTGATTTATCAGGTATTTTTGCTAAATCATATGTCTTACCACTACTATCTTTACTTGAAAGATGTATACCAGTTATATCACTCATTTGTGGTGCACCTTCTGGTTTTGGGTCGGTCTCTACTGATTGAGACTTTGGATAATCTTTTAAATACTGATTTAAACTTTTGTATTCTATTTCATCACCATCTGTATTTGTTATCTTTGGTTTCTTACCTCTTTGAGCTAAAGAAGCAGATACCGCATTGTAACTTGGATTTGCCATTTCAAATGGTTCTGGGTCTTCATTCTCAATTACATTAGCTTTTATTAGATACTCACCTGGATTTTGCATTACATTTGTTTCTACAACTTTATTATGTTTAGTACTAAATCCTGGTATGAAACCTAAGTGCATAAAAACACCTTCAAATTCTCCTTGGTGTGTATCACCATCAACACTTCCAGGAGCCGTTGTAAGACCACCAAATGTATCTAATACACCAGGAGCTAATTGAGTATCTGGTGCAGTTGTGTTACCAACTAACTCACTACCAACAATATAATCATCTATCATATTAGCTAATCTTGTTGAGTATATTTCCCAATACTCATCCACTTTGTCTGCGTCTGTCATTAGACCAAGTGAACCATCTACTAATCCAGCGACTTCACTTTCTAAAAGAACCATTTCATCAAACAATGTTTGACTATCTAACTTTGGTATTTTTCCTAATAAAGGCATATTATCTCGTAAAGTTTTTCCTACTATTGAAAGAAGCTTTGGCCATCTTTGCTAAATCTAATTTTAGGTCTGGTAGAGTTGCAGGAAAACTTAATAACCCAGCGGGGCCTGGATAAGATAATTTTTCTATTGCCGATATCAAATCACTTAAAAAGTTTACCAACTGAATACCATTCACAACTGGTTCTGTGTTAGTTATGTCACCAAGATATATTTCAGGGCTAGTTATTACAGTTTTTGTATTAGAAACCAATTCAAAATCTTTTTCTGATTTAAAACCAACAACACCTGCCGTATTTACACTAACACCATTTTTTGCATCAACTACAAAAAAGTTACCACTACTAAAATATGTATCTGTATTTTGATAAGAATACAAACCATCTGCTTTAGAATTAAAAACTATTCTATCAGTACATAAGAGAATTTGTTGACCATCTAATTCTGTTGGTGGTTCGTTTGGTATTGGTTCTGTATAGTCAACATTAAAATTTCCAATTATATGTTTACCGAGAGCACTATGGTATGTTGGATTGTCACCAAAAAATTCTGGGTCTGTAGCTCTATTTAGTGGTACTTTTTCGTTTGTGGTCATGTAAAAAGATGAACCATCTGCATTTATATCTTCAATTACATATGGTTGAAACTTACCTTCAGATTCTTTATCATCTTCAAATGTTTTTACATCTTCACTTGTGGTGTTTTTATCTAAATCTGTTAATTGACCAGTTCTCATTTTTATGTTTGGTGAATCTACAAGACCATCTTCATCACCAACACCTGTTCTTTGTAAATCACTATCATCACTTATGTCGCTTCCAAGTCTGATTGTATTTCCAAATCTACCTTGAATAGTTAGGTCACCTTCGTATGGTTTTAATTGTCTGATGTATCTTTTTCTTTTAAAGAACTCACCGAGTGTAAACTCATTGTCTGATATCTCTGTAGGTGCAGTTTCACCACTATCTACATCAGAGTAATCACTTTGAGAATTACCAGGTATTGTCGCAGTACTACTAAGACCTGGTACAGAGTTTGTATTTATTTGAGATAAGAAGTTTACGTTCTGACTATAGAACCTTGTTTCTAAATATCTAGCAACAATAACGTACTCACCTATCAATGGATAAGTTTTTATGTTACCATCCAATGGAAATGCCCAATCTAATGTTTCTTCTGGTACTCCTTGTTCACTATTTAGTAATCTGACCTTACACATACCAATGTATAAGAAATTAGATTCTGGAAAGTCCTCTACGTTTGGTTGTCTTTCTAACAAATCCTCTTCTGTCAATAAAATATCTAATACTTCACCAACTTCTAATTCATAAAATTGTGAAGGCTCTTTTAAATTACTTATTAAATTAGCTACACCAGTAAAACTTGATAGTCCACCAGATAAAGTAGGGAAACCCCTTTGTTTTTTCTTTTTTATATAAGCCATATTAATTCAATGCCGTTATTTCATCTTGTATTTCATCTGATGTTTTTTGAATATCATCTACAGTTTCTTGAATACCCTGCATTAATTGTTCCTTTTCAGCTTCTGTTAAACCAAATTCATCTTCAGAACCACCTTTGTTTTCTGAAGCGATTAATCTTTGAACAATTCCAGCAACTTTAACAAGTTGTTCATCGTTCTTAACATTTATTTCTAAATATTCTTTTATCATAGGAACTATTTGTACGGCAGTATCACCATCTTTAATAAACTGCACAATCTCTTTTGTTAATACATCTAATTGTTTTCTATTTTTCTCTGTATTCTCATAGATGTCTTTAAATAAATCTGATAGGGATTTCCCTTCAAATATTTCATAATCATTAGCCATAGTATTTTCCTGTTAATGTGATATATAACCAAAATCTCAATAATAAATATCTTTTTTATGGAAAATGACTAATATATATGATATTTATATAGACAACACTAACCAACTAAGGAAATATTGTGGATAAATCAATGTTTGAGAACCTTATCGGTGAGTATGGTTGGTTATTTCTAACGGGTGTTATAGCCCTTCTATTTCAAAGTACTATACAAGAAGCGGTAGATGGATTAATGGTCTTTTTAGGTAACGACTACAACGAAGATGATGTCGTTGAGGTTGATGGTGACCCTGGGCGTATTGTACGTGTTGGTATGTGGAAGACTACATTCTTCATATACCATGTTGTTGGTGGAAATATCGTTGGTGGTAGTAAATTGGTTGTAGCTAATTCTAAACTTAAAGATTTAAAGATAGAAAAACCACTTCCAAACCTTGATTTAACAAAATATAAGAGTGATGATTAAGAATTTACTATGGAAAATATTGTTTTATGATATAGAAAAGTTATTTAGGAAACCAAAAAGTAAAAAGAATGAGATTTTAGAGTGGCTCAATAGTAGAAAACCACTATCTCAACGTATTCGTGAATACAACAAGAAATCATATATATAGCCTAAGAAAAACCTATATATATCATAGTTATTTATACGATTTCTTAACTTAACTTGTCGAAAGGAGAAAGACTATGAAAGAGATTATGAAAACCGTAAACGAATGGGTAACTGGAATCATGGAGATGCTTATAAACTTCGTTGCAGTAGGTGCAGTAGTTGAAGTATTATTTGGTTCTGGTGTTTTTGGTGTTAGTGTAATCGGTAATCTAACAAATATTATCAATGGATTTGGTAATAGTGGATTTGCTGGTTTAATAGCACTACTATTCTTGGTCGGTTTATTCAAGAAGTAGTAAAAAACAAAAAAGGGGAACTATGTTCCCCTTTTTTTATAGAGTAGAGTATTAAAAGTTATAATTGTAATCAGTTATCCTATCTCGTTGTTCTTCACTTATTAGTGAACCAGTATAACTAACATCAACTTGTCCAAAATTAGTATATTCATACATTAATCTCTTATGATATTTTTTCAGAGTGTTCACAACTCGTGTAATGTGTTGTGTATTTGAACCAGTCATCTCTCTAATTAAGATATAAAGAGCTTTTTTATTAAAATTTTCAAGAAACATACGTCTTCTAAATAATTCTAAGATAGAATCAACCACCATTATATCACGATGTCTTTTAAACACCTTATTTAGATTTTCATCCCAAAAAGTTAGAGTCTGTTCTAAGAATTGTTCAGTTTCATCTATAAAATCATCTTCAGTTATCTTCATATTATCACCATATTCTAATGAAGACACATCTTTCTTCTGTTTGTAACTTTTATAGTTCTTATTATTGTGTAAAATTAAGTAGTTTTTAGCTACAATACTAAAGTAAGAGAAAGCTTTTCCTTTACCTTCTTTAAATTTGTGCATATTCATTACAAGAAAAGACATAACTTCATGTTTTACATCTTCACTTGGAACATCAAAGTAATAAAATTTAAATGTATGAATAATATTCTCACACAACTTATCAAATGCCTTGTGAATATGTTCATTATAGATTTTATTCCTTAGAATCGGATTATCACTATTATTATATCTTATAATAGCAGCTTCTGTTCTATCGGTAAAGTAGTAACGACTACTTCCTTTTTTGGCTTTTCTACCCATTTACGTTTTCTCCTTTTACGAAATTATTTAAGTTTTCAATTGTTAATTTTATTCCCTCAAAAACTGAACCAATTTCATCGTCTGCTTCAAAATGTCCAGTTGAATCAATCTTTTTCATTCCTCTATATGTGGCTTCTACCATTTGATTTGTACTATCTATCATATCTTCGAGTAATTCGTTCTTGTTTAATAAGTTCCAATTAACATACAGTGAAGTTAACAGCAAAATAGTACATGCTCCAAGAGCTATTTCTAAAAACATTTAATCTTCTCCAAATAATTCTTCAAACAAATCTGAATGTTTCTTAGATAAACCACTATCTTCTTCTGGTTCTTCGGTTTTACCACCACTAACTGCTTGTTTTATGTTACTTACCGACTTTTCTACGACTTGTTCAGACTCTTGACCAGCCTTTTTCCATTGGTCACCCTCAATGAAGGTAGCCATTGTATCAGCCGCATGACATATTCTAGCAATATTAGAACGTAATGAAAATTCTGGTTGATATGTAATCAAATAACTCTCATTAGCTTTCTCATACATCCCATCTGTTAATCTCAACCCAAGATATTCTGTTTGATTCATTGGAATATTAAAGTGTTGTAGTAACCACAGAGCTCTATCTGTTACAGTCATGTATTGTAGTTTAGGATTATGAGTGTAAATCTTACCTTGATTCTTTCTATGCCACTCTGATTCATTTGGTATGTAGTAATCATGTTCTAAATCACCAACTTTTCCTAAATCATGATGTAGAGTTGCAAAGATTAATTCTTCATCTGTAAAATCTATGATAGCACCATTGTGTTCCCACATCTCTTTTAACGATACAGCAAACTTAGTAACGTGTAATACGTGTTCTACATAACCACCGACCATAGCATTATGATAATGTTCTTTACCACTAGCTGGAGCTAAACACATTCTATCTTCAAAGTAATCATACATCTTGTTTAAATTTTCAAGACGTTCACCTGAAAAGGTGTCGTTTATTAATTGACGTAAGTCTTGCCAATTAGTTTGTATTTGTTCTGGACTTAATTGTTTCATTTATAACCTCTTTGTAATAAGTATCATTTATTATTTCTAAATTCCAATATATTTTTAACTATTTAATACCAAGTCTACCCGTTCTGTCCATTTCATTGGATAAATATGTACATCTTCATACTTGTATGGTTGTACGTGTGTAGATTCTAATATATCAACTACATTTACCCACTTAGGATTCATTGTATCTCTTACTTGATAAACACCATCTTTATCTTCAGTTCCTTTAATTAAAATAAAGTCTCCATAGTCAAAAGGGCCTCCCCATCTTTTTAAAAGATTTCTTGATAAAGCTACAAACTTGTATTCTGAAGCTTTGTGTATTCTAATTCGAGTACCATCCGCAGTTATATCTGGTGTCTTATCTGTTTGTGGATAAACTGGTTGATACATTGTTACATCAACAGAGATTCCATGTTCATAAAAAGCTTTTAACTCTTTATGTAAGTAATCATTTTCAGTTTTTAAGATATCAATATAACCTTTATATGTTTCTCGATTTTTCTTCATTATGTTTACAGAGAAAAATCCTTGTATTAGAGTCACCACTATTAGTGACGCTATCCATTTGTGTGTATTCACAATATGCTCCTTTCGTTTTGTGGTGGAGATGGGGGGATTCGAACCCCCGTCCAGAATGTATTTTACAATGAGTCATTCACAACTTAGTTAGGTTACTACCCTCCGAGAAGTTACCTACAAACCACCGACTATTTTCCGAGATAGCTCCGTACACATTTTATACTCGTTGTGTCAATGAGTGGGTGTCTAACTTTTTTTATGACCGAGTGTTAGACAACTCAGTAACTTATGCAGCGTATGCGTAAGTTGGTTGGTAGTCACCGATTGGTTCGGATGGTACATCGTACTCAGCCAAATGCCAATCTATTACCAACCCGTCTAGCGATTCATCGCCAATTAGGTTTGGTGAGTCTTTTATAGCGAGTCTTACTCAAACTCCGTTGCACTCAATTGTCAAACAGCACCTGTCGAAATCCAAAACATCCCCATATTATCTTCTACGTCTCGACCTAGCTTTTGTCCTCGTCCTTCTTACAGGTTTAGGAGCTGGTTTTACTGATGGTTTACCAGGAGACATAGGAATTGATGTCATAGTTTTTTCAATCTTTACAAATTCTTTTTTAATTTTCTTTTCTTCTTTTTGACGTTGTTTCTCAACAGCTACAGCGTCTTGTTCAAAATCTTTAATTTCTGGTGATACATCTGATTTTACTTCAGGTTGTAAAGCTTCATTTCTTTGATTTACCAACATTATCTCATAAGCTATTTGTAAATCACTAACTTGTTTTGTTGACAAAGCTCTTTCTACGTATTGAATTATATCTGATAAGTTTTTCATTAGTAACGTCTCCTACGTCTACTTGAAGATGTTGACTTTTTCTCTGATGCGTAAGCACCTTTAGAATAAAGGTCTTGGTCAATTTTTATATCTTCTTCAAGTTCTTTCATTTTTACACCAACTTCTTGTACAATAGCAATACTTTCTTTAGAATCAGTAGCAATAAGTTTAGCAGTTACCTCTTTTAAGTCATCAAGTTTTTCTTGTTTGTCTGAAACTTCTAATTCTGGTTTTTCTATTATATCATCTAAATCAACAAGACTCTTTTCTACAGTAGGTTTAACTTCTTGTTTCTTAAATTGTTTAACTAAGTCTGCTACTTCTGGGTCTTTAACAACTTCTTTAACTTCTTTTGGAAGTTCTTCAGTATCTTCTACAGATTCTAACATCTGAACTTCTTCTTCAACATACTCCTCTTCGTATTTTTTTAGTAAGAGTAGTGCTGTGTTAGCTTTATCTTCATCAGCTTCCATAATAGCATCATGAAGAATTGTCATAATTGTATTTTTATCATTTATATCAGGCATTTATTTTCTCCTACTTATAAATATTAGTCATTTAATAAATGTGGACGAGCTTCTATTTGTCCAGCTGTTGTTATTTCTACTAATTCTACTTTACTATGATACTCAGAAAGATTGTTAGCCCCAACATAACTGAAACTGCTACGAACTCCATCTTTAATATCTGATAGTATTCTAAAGGTCTTCCCTTTATATGGTATAACTTTGTGATTGCCCTCAACATTCTTATTACTCCTTTTGGAATCCCTTGAAGCAGAACCCCTATATTTTTTGAATAACTTCTCGTTTGGCCATTGACCTATTTTTTCAATATCTCCTGGACTTTCTTTTGTACCAGATAAAAGGGAGCCCAACATAACCGAATCAGACCCACAAGCAAGTCCTTTACACACATCACCGATAGTACGAATGCCACCATCAGCAATAATAGGAACATTATACTCATCAGCAACGGAGACAGAATCAAGAAGAGCAGTAACTTGAGGCATACCCACACCAGTTCTAATTCTCGTTTCACATAAGCTTCCATTTCCCACTCCGACTCTAATCGAATCCGCTCCATTCTCACATAGGAATCGTACTCCCTCTGCGGTGGCAACCGACCCGGCCACGACTTCGACATTGTTTTCTCCTTTCAATTTATTTATAGCATCTTCCATCAGTTTATGATGACCATGAGCTATATCAATAAATAGTACATTACAACCATTATTTACCAATTCTTTAGCTCTTTCTAAGTAGTCTCCCTTGACACCAACGGCTGCACATAAGGGTCTTTTACCCCAATACTCTTCATCTTTCCAAGCTTCATCTGCAAACCAAAGTAGTTCGTGTAAATCTTCATAATCAGATTTTGTTGGTGCATGATTCCAATGTCTTATTTGTTTATACCAATTGTCAAATACTCTGTTATGGTCTGTTCTATCTTCATCTCCACCTATATCGTACCAACTATTCCATTGTCTCCAAACTCTCTTCATTTGTTCAGCTTGTTTTTCAATACTTTGAAATCTATGTATAACACCGACACCACCTCGGTCTAACATTTCAGAAGCCATCTTGTATTCTGTAACCGTATCCATCGGTGAAGATACTATTGGTACACTCATTGTTGTATTTTTTGTAAACCTTGTAGAAAGGTCTACATTTTCGCGAGACATTACTTCTGAATACTTTGGTAGAATATTTATATCATCATATGTTAATGTTTTTCTCATTTGATTAAATTACTCCACTTCATTAACTTCATCTTTTTCAACTGAACTCTATTGTTCAAATCTCTACTACTTAACATCCCTCTATTTTTCATCAACTCTATCATACATAGAACATCACCAACTTCTTCTATGAGTCTATCATTATCTTTATAGTCTTCACAACGGATAGCTTTAGAACATGCTTCAATCATCTCACCACACTCTTCCATTGTTATAACTAATAATTCAGTTTCGTAATCTAACTTTTTATTTATCGTATTTTGTTTTTCCATTATTTCCCCAAACAACACTTTTTATATTTTTTACCTGAACCACAAGGACACGGGTCATTACGACCAACTTTTTTATCCATAACAATTGGTTCTAATTTTACTTCTTTGTCAATACAACTTATTCCATTTAAATGGTCTATCTCATGTTGGACACAGATAGCTTCTAACAACCTATCTTCTTGGTCTTGTTTTTTTCCTTCTTGTTCCCATTGACCTTTACCTTCTATTGTAGTTTCCACACCACTAAAATACCATTCACTTTCTGATTGTTCGGTTTTCACTATCACGCTTTTAAATCGTTTTGTGTGAACACCTTTCTTAGGCCAAGATAAACAACCTTCGTAATAATCTACTTCATCCCATTGTTCTTTTATAACTGGGTTTATGAGAATAAGAGGCTCCCTAACATTAACCACGGCAACATTCGCGTCAATCCCAACTTGATTAGCCGCCAAACCAATTCCATCTCCTCTTTCGTTAAGTATCTCAAATAGTTCTGTAGCAATTTTCATTCCTTCTTCAACAGAAACATTTTTCAGTTTCTTGTTTATTAATGGATTATGTTCATGAAAACAATCTATAACTTTACGCATAGTTCTCCATACTTACATCATCAATATAATCTCGAACTGGTTCTTCTTTTGGCGGTGGAGCACAACTAAGAAGTTGTAGATATAAAATTATCAAACAACCAATTAGTATTACTCCCATGATTCTCATAGCCGCTTTTTCAAATTCACTCATACTCTACCACTTAGGTTTGTTTCCTTGTTCAATTAAATAGGCTATATAAATTAGTAAACCTATAACTACGAACTCAAACATTACTTATCACCTACCTTTTGTTTGTAGAGTTTAGCGTCTTTCTCATCACGAGCTAAGAACTTAGTACCATCACTTAAAGTGAATGTTTTATAGTCTTTCCATTGACTACTTTTCTTTTTTGTCATTCGTTGACTCCTTGTATAACTTATTAATTGATTTAGCATCACCACCTTGTTTAAGTAGTGCTCGTTCCCTCGTCATTATAGTAAGTGGAACATCTGCTAGTGATGGTGGTCTACCCCACTCATCACACACAACTTTCTCTTTTAACCATTCTGATTTTTTCATTTAGTCTCCAAATTGGTGGTTTAAAAAATCTTTCTGTTTTTGTCGAGCTTTTTTCAGAGCTTCTTTCTTCTTTTTATTTCTTTCAAGAAGAATCTCTTCTTTACTCCTACGTTTAGTAGGTTTCTTTTTGGGTGTCACCTTAGTAGGTGGTAGCGTGCCCTTCAATTTTGGTTGTTCTTTACCATTGTGATACACAGTTCCATCTTTATCTACGAACTCTTTCATCCAGTGCCATCCAGCTGGTCTACCAGTTGGTACGTATGTACTTTTCTTTTCTTCGGGCATACCAACAACCGATAGAACACACCAAGAACAGGTAGCTTTAACTGCTTGTTCTCCACAATTTTCAACTAACCTTCCACATTTCTGACAAGGTATAGTTATATATGTATTTGTATTTGTTTTTTCCATATAACCTCTTTTTTTTATTTAAGCTTCTCCTACTATATCTCCACTTAGTAATCGAGTTTTAGAAAGTTCATCAGTATTACCTCTGACTCGTTTTACTACTTCTTGGAGTATTTCGAAATCTTTTGAGTGTTTCATTTCAAATTCTATAACATCATCAATTAGATAACCTATTATATCTTTGGCTCTCTGATAATCTTTATGATTCAATGACGTTTCCGCTTCTTCTAATAGGTTTACTAACTTTGTTATATTCATTTACTTCTCCTTGAGAGATGGGTGAGATTCGAACTCACATACACGGGGTTGCAATCCGTTACCTAGCCATTCGGACACCATCTCGGCCATGAAGATGGTAATTGAATGCTTTATTTTTCATCTCTACTATATGTTTACAAAACTTTTTTTTCCATCGGTGTCTAAAGGTAAACGCTGGACAACTACATGACCATTCTTTTCTATTGGAATCAAACCTTATGTCGTAAGGTTTACCCTCTACCTTGTAATGATAAATATCATAGTCATCTACCAAAACACCATCGAACTTCTTAATTATATAATCTAATAATTCTTTATTATTCATACCATTTAATATACGAGCTTTTTATTTAAAAGTCAAGAGCTTTTTTTAACTTTTTTACCAAATAAACCTTCGTCTAACTCTTCGAGAAATTTATCCATTGAACATTGTTGTTCTTTAGCATCTAAATATTCTTTATAAGAAATTTTTTCTTTAGAACCATCAGCATAAATTTTATGTGTTGGTGTCGTGAAAAGTAAAACTGATTTAGGATTTGCATCAAACATATTTTTTTCTTTCTATTCTTATAATAGAATATACTAAAAATGCATAATACAAGTCAAGAGCTATTTTTATCCTCTTATATCTTTTATCATTTCTTCTTTAAATAACTCTCTCCACCAATTACTAAATCTATCTACTTGATTTTTTATTGGTTGAAATATTTTTGATAGAAAACTATCCAACTTTACTTCTGGTGTAAAACTATCTGTTGGGCTTGGAATCATATCTCCATATCCTTTTTCTCTAAGGTCACCCCAATCAACTTCTCCATCTTCATCATGTTCATGTGCTAATATAAACCATCTTAGTCTATAATCTTCAAGTCTTGATTCTGTTCTTGACTCCCAACCATTGTAGTAATCAAGTGTAGTGTTCACTATCATCATTGGTAAGGCTAAAACAATCGTAATATCTTTCCATCGTTGTTTTAAATTAATCATAATTGACGACTCTTGCGTCCATCTTAATTGCTGGATATTTCTTTTTTAATCCCTTTACAGCTCTTACATTTTTAGCAGAGTCATCAAGAAATAAAATATCATTGTACCCTTTTTTAATTTGACTTTCAATCCAATCGGCTTTCTTTTGTGGATTAGCGTCTCCTAAAGCTATAACGTACACATCATTGAATCCAACATCCTTTAAAAATTTCCTAACTGGTTTATAAACAGCTCTAGCAGTTAGTATCGTTAATCTTCTACTACCACTAGCGTTGTAAATATTTTTGAATACATTAAACATTGCTTTTATTTGTTTGGGTTCAATCACTTTATCAAACTCAGAAAAGTCAAACTCATCTCCAGGTTTTTGTTTATAAACAGCAAATTCTCCTGGTGTCATTACTTTCTTTTTACCATTTCTAATAAGAAATACTTTAGAGTTAGATTTTACCAATGTATCATCAAAATCAAAAACTCTTAACTTCTTTTCTAAAAGTAAATCTTTTAATTTAATCATTTTCTACCACCAACGTCCATCGTATCAGAAAATTTCTTTAGTTTATCAAACGCTCTGAACTTACTTAGTTTATCTTGTTTCTGCCATTTCATCTGGTCGAAGACTTTCATTCTTGTATGTTGACTTACTATATAATAAATGTCTAACACGTTACCACCCATTGATTTTATCCAAGTAGAATATTTCTTTACTAACTTAGCAGAAACTTTCTCGTGACCATAGTGTGTCCAAAATCCTTTCTTTGGATGTATCTTAGCGGTAGAGTCTTTACCAATGTCATGAAATAAAGCGGCTAGTGCAAAATCTATGTCACCAGTTTTTAATGCTCTGTTAGTTACAGCTATAGTATGTTTTAAAACGTTACCCTCTGGGTGATGGTCTCTTCGTTGGTCATAATTTTTAAGATTCATAACTCTCTTCTTTAAATCAATTGGAAGAGCACTATAGATATCTCTAAATTTTTTAGGTTTAGGTCTAGCCGCTATTTCGGCTGTTAACGTGGCATATCCTAACATAGCCATAGCTTTGTCTCTTGGAGTATCATCAATAAATTTTTTCTTCACTTTTTTATAATGTTTCTTTATTATCTTTTCAACTTCTTTTGTACTTCTACCATATAGTGATAGATATTTACGTATTAACTTTAATTCAGATTCATTGATACCAAGTTTCTTTCTTAACTTATCAATTTCTATTTTAACTTTCTTTTGGGATGAACTTCCTGGTATCATCTTCATCGCCTTTGAGTAAAGTTTATACAATTTTGCCTTATCACTAATTTCATTTAAGAACTTTTCTTTTTCTAACTCTTTAATTTTGTCACCGATTTCTTTTCCTTTTAAATCTTTCGGTACATCTTTACCAGTAATTGATAATTTAAATTTAAACATCTTATCTAATTCTATTTCTCTTCCAATAAGTTTACCAAACTCTTTAACTTGGTCTATAGTTAATTTAGTTTTCTCTTGCATTTTTTTGTAAAGAAATATTTGTTTCCCATCAAAATTTTGAGCCGCTACTAAAAAAGTAATATCGGCAACTTCGTTGTTTGAATATTTCAATGAATTTAATTTTGATGGTAACTTAGCTGGTTTGTTATCTTTTAGTAAATAAGCTAATTGAACAATGTAATCATTTGTGTTTACAAAATTTTTATTTATGTTTAGTCCAGGTAATATCTGTGATAACATTCCTAATGCATTTGCTAATTTAAAATAAGATGATGGTTTTTTAGCCTTCTTAATACTTTTTACAAACTCATCTCTTATTCTTTCAGAACTAACACCTTTTAGACTTGGGTCTTTTTTAAGTGCATTCAATGTGTCTGGATGCATTCTACCACCAACACTAGCGGTAAATCTTAAAGCTCTAAGTTTTCTTAATGGGTCTTCATCGAATCTATCTTCTGCCGTTCCGACTGTACGAATTTGTTTTTTCTTTAAATCTTTTATTCCACCAACCAAGTCAACTATTTCTTCTCTACCAATATCATAAAATAATGCGTTTATAGTTAAGTCTCTTCGTTTAACATCACCTTTAATATCTGTAAAGTCCACCGCGTCTGGTCTACGACCTTTTCCAATATCTTTTCTGAATGTTGCTATTTCATGACCACCAATAACAACAACACCAAATGCTTTTCCTAACTCATATGATTTTAAACCACCCTTTTTAGCTATAGCTATAACTTCGTCTGGTGTAGCGTCTGTTGTTAAATCAAAATCTTTTGGTTTCTTACCTAAAATAGCATCACGAACTGCACCACCTACTATGTATAGTTGTTTTCCATTCTTCTTGAATAGTTTGTATATCTTTTTTATATCGTTTGGAACTTTAAGATTCATCTTTTAACTCCTTAGAAGCGTAATCTGATAAAACATCTGGTAACCATGCATGAATGTAAAGAGCCATACTAAGTTTCATAGCTCTCCACCAATGTTCCCAATATCCCATGTTATTTTCTTTTAAATGTTTTGTCATTATGATGTACTCTTTACTAAATTACTCGATACTTGTGCACTTAATAGAGATTGTATTGAGAAATACAAAGATGGATTTCTTTTTAACAACTCTTTAAATTCATTTTGTTTCCATACTAAACATTCTGCATCATGTTTTACTATACAAGTAGCAGTTGCTGGTTTCTCTGTAAGGAAAGACA